ATAAATTTTCAGTTAGTTTGCGAGGCCACACATGTTTCCTACGACGTTCTAGTGTGGCTTCGCTATTTATTTTGATATGAAGTTGTTCACGATAAAGAACACGATTAAGAATGTTCCGGCTGGGATGGAAATAAACCGTAGAATCTATTACATCACTGCACCGATTGGTTTAGATGCCAAGGTGTTCAGAGCATTCAAGAAGCCACAGGAACGATTTGCCATTATGCGAATCGTATCACTGATTAGAATTTTCCAACGACAAGAAGAAGGTAAGCGCAATTTCTTCGTCAATTTAGATCGTAATACGCTAGTTGATACAGCAGGAAAAACCTATCGTGTATACTTAGACTGGCTGATCGCCAACAATGTAATAGAAGAAAACTCAATCTACAAAGCAAGCGATTTTAGTAAATCCTATCGCTTTACTGAAAAGGCATTTAAAAAAGATATTTCAGTAGCCAAGTGGGAAGTATCTGAAAATGATTTTGTCGAAGAAGAATATAAAAAAAGATTGTCTACTACCACGTTCACGCCAAATGGAGAATTTGATTCAGAATTGCTCTATTGTATCGAGCACGAAAACAATCTAGTGGTAAATAATGCAGATGAAATACTAGAAAATCTACCGATAGATGATTTGTCGTATGCATCTGAGTGGTTCTATAAAATAAATAGGGGGCAATGTTTTCCGAATCCACAGGGAAGGTCGTCACGATTCTATCTAAACAGCATAATGATAGAATCAAAATACAGAAAATACATTTCTTATAATAACACGCCACTGATCGATCTTGATATAAAATGCTGCCATCCAGCGTTTCTAGACTTATTATCAAACAACCAATTATTGTTTAATAATAATATATTTGGTATAGGTGCATATGTGTTCCCATTCCTCATAGGAGAGTTTGTAAATTTGAATGAATTTTATAATAAAGACTTCTATAATGAACTTGCCAGTTTTCTTGGAAAAACCCGCGAAGAAACCAAAGTAGAGTTCAATAAATATAAAAACTCAGACAAAGATATTATAAGAACGCACAAGATAACTGAGTGGTACGTGCGAAACGGAAAACAACACGTAGTAGACTTTTTATTGAAGACCGAAAACGTGTGGAAGGTGTTGGAGAATATCGAAACGGAATTGATGTGTTCCATCTGCAATAGATGCATCGATCTGGACTTGGTGTTTATCAGACAGCATGACGGATTCTTAACTATTCCAGAGCATTTATCCGCTGTGAATGCTATATTGTCAGAGCATCCACACAGCATATTTCAGTACAAGACGGAAAATCTTTAGTAAAAAAATACTAAAAAATATGTACAAACTCAAAAACCGGTGTAATATACTGCTTACAACTAAGACTATGAAAAAACCAACATATACAATAAGCGAAAGAACTCCCATAAAGGAAGAACGTTCGGGTAAAGAACTTGAGAGAATGAAAAAAACAATGGGAAAAAAACAGTGGGGTATATTTCTATCAAACCCATTTATTGCAGTAGAAAGAGACGCAAATAACAACGTGATTAGAATTGGAATGATGATATGAAAAACAATTACAAGAATTATTTAAAATGCTATACGTGTGGTAAGAAAACAAAGTCGTGTAAAACTTACATCGAAGTGATATGTGAAAGGTGTGACACTATCCTTGAACTGTGTGACGGCAATACAGCTACATTAAAAAATCTGGCTAAACTATTAGACGACGTATGATACTAACAGAGTCATTGATTCGTGCCGTGATGAAGGGTGGCAAAGGCATTACCAACAAACAACACACCCTACTTGGTAGCAATGGTAAGAGCGGCTGGATGCGCCGCCTCGTTGGAACCGAAATAAGCGTTGAAATGTACTAAGAGGTACGCAGAGCCGGTAATGCTACACAAAACGATTATAAACCTATCCAGCGTGTCAGCACGGTGCCTTCCACAAACCAACCAGATGTAAAGAATCTACTGCGCAGACTTAAATCTGAACTTTCGTTTGGATACGAGGTCACGCCCAACTTAGAACAACTGTTAGAAGAAATCGACAAATATATATGACAAGTGAACCTTATATTATAAATGACATTCCAACATCGGAATTGAAGAAGATGAAAGCGTTTCGTGACCGTATCAAAAAGGCACGTGCACAAGAAGAGGAACCAACTAACGTATTCGATGAAATGTTCAGAGCAAGCGAACGCATCGAAGCGCCACCTATTCCAGACTTAACTGAAAGGTCTGTTATAGAAAAGTGGCCACACAGTTTACCAGAAGGCGTAGAAGTCAGACATTGTAATACCAGACTTATGTGGAACAGGTTCAATGGTCCAAAGTGGAAGTATTGGCGGGACTTTTATGACAACGTATGATTACACAACAAATACTTAAAGAATACGTTAATTACGAACCAACCACCGGAATATTCACGTGGATAAAAGCGCCATATCGTAATAAACACAGGTTAGTTGGGAAAGTTATTGGTAGCCCAACGGTTAAAGGATATTTAAGAACTAAATTATTTGGAAAAGAATATAGAATGCACAATCTAGCATGGCTATATGTTAATGGTTATTTGCCAATCAATGAATTAGACCACGTAGATAGAGATAAACAGAATAATAAAATAACAAATTTAAGAGCATCTACTAGAGCAGAAAATGCAAGAAACAAAGGAGTGAACGTTAGAAATAAAAGTGGATTCAAAGGAGTACGAGTAAAGAACAACGGAAGATTTGAAGCGCAACTAAAGGTTGATGGTAAGATGTTGTATCTTGGTACATATGACACTATAGAAAAAGCACACGAAGCGTATTGCAATGCTGCTACGAAATATCACGGTGAATACGCCTGTTTTAACTAATTTATGAAAAACACACATAATACATTTAATTTATTTGTCGGAGGAATTTGGGATGGCCGCAAAAACTACATGGTGAGACACGATTTAACCGTGGTAAAGATTTGTGAGAAGGCTGGACTACCATTAAACTTTGCCTCTGATTATAATATCAGTGTTGTACCAACCGTGATAGAACACGAATACGTGAGGCACGACATTGCAGGTAACGAGGTCTTTGTGCACAGTAGTATGTCAGTAAGAGACGCCATTAACAAGATGATGGGTCGTTACAGAAAGTATTAAATAAACGAAAGAAAGAGATTTGTCCATTGTATTTATATACATGGACAACCAAGAACTTACGTTAGAACAATACGAGCCGGTAGTCATTGAACACCGATACTCAGTTAAAACAGAACAGATTAATAAGGACGTGATAAGGGCTTTCATTCGCAAATGCGGGTGCGAGACTGTTAGCGAAGTGTTGGAACTAAACCACCTTTACGACTAACATGTACGAATACAACACGTTTAGTAAATACGAGTCAGAAGAAATTCTACTACGAGAAGTATCTGTTCACTAACACAAACCCACACCATTAAACAGTGTGGGTTCTTTGTGTGTCTAGATAAGCTACAAGCCTTGTTACATCCTCTTTGCTCAATATTACAGCATCACCATAAGGAACTCCGTGAATTATAATGTGCCATATGCATCGTAGCCTATAACTCCAAGGATGCGTGTGCTTGTATCCCCGTAACCATATAGACATAACATAACAATCTATCTCATCGTCGTGTTCAATATATAATAATTCACCACTACACTGACATTTTAAATATAAAGATTTCATTAGTTATATATATACAAAATTCCGCGCCGTTACAATAAGTTATTCAGTATAAACAATTAAGTTATTCAGAACATCGTGTGATTGTGTGTGATTGTGGGTAATAGCACCCAGATGGGATAGGGGAATGTAAAAACATAGGCAAAGTGGACGTAGACCGCGTGTCTCCCTCCTTTTTATACCCACCATATCCATAACTCGAACTTATTATAATAACAAACTGTTTATTATAATAACAAACTATTTAATATAATAATAAACCGGTTAGTTCGGTTAGTTATATATTGCTCGCTTCGCTCGCTTCGCCTTTTCCCAGCGCACGTATATCTTTATAACCCACGCGATGTATAACTATTATGGCATTTATTACACAATGCTTTTAAGTTGCTTTCGATATATTTTAAATCGGCGCGAGTAGAGAGTTTTGTTATATGGTGAATTTCTGTGGATGGAATGAATAAAAAATTATGTAAGCAATCTACACACAACGGATGCTCGGTTAAATAATGTACACGAAAGTTTCTCCACTGTCTATCATAACCACGCTCTGTACTGCTGCCGCGCTCACTTTCATAGCGTGGTTTTTTCTTGGCGTTATTATTTGGAGGCATCTGTGGCATACTAATATATATGATGTTTTGATCTTTATTGCTATACTTATAGGTAAATAACAATTATAAAATGCCCGGAAGAACACCCTCGCCAGATTCTATAAATTCTACTGATAAACGTCCAAAGACTGTAAGTGACGGCATTATACCAAGACCTCCTACATGGCTGAATGATAATGCCAAAAAGATTTACAAGGCCGCATCCAAAGAGATTGTAAATTTAGGTATAGCAGGAAAGTGTGATGTGAATGTATTGTCTATATACGCGATGCAACTAGATAGACTACAAGCACTTTCGCAAAAAGAAAACAAAGACCCATCTGAAAATAGAGCACTGAATGATTTAACTGCTAGCACATTGAGCCTTATAAAAGAATTAGGTATATCTCCAAGTGCCCGTGCCAAGTTGCGTATTGCTAAAGTAGATGATAGTGACGCACTGACGGACTTTATGGATGATAAGTAAATGGTTCAATATACGACAGATTTGACAGTGCCGAAAAAGATCGAGCGATTCTTTAAAGAATTTCTCAGACATAGTAAAGGCACTCATGCTGGTACTCCATTCGTATTACTGGATTGGCAGCGAGAAATTATTGAGTCGCTGTATGGTCAATATAAATCAGATGGGTTGCGGAGGTATAGAAACGGACTTATACTAATTCCCAGAAAAAATGGTAAGACTACATTGTGTGCTGCACTGTGCATTTATGAACTTATGTTTGGCGAGTTCAATGGAGAAATTTATGCGTGTGCCAATAGCAGAGACCAAGCACGTATTATATTTCAGGCGGCAATGGACTTTGTTTCTACGTCAAAGATTTTAAGTAAGAGAATAAAGATATACAAGAATGCTTTATACAATCCAAAAACAAAAAGTACGTTTCGTGTACTGAGTAGAGATGCCAATACAGCGTTGGGACTTAATGCAAGCTTTGTTATATTTGATGAATTGTTAGCGGCACCGGACGATGGGCTGTACAATTCAATGGTAACATCGTTGGGTGCACGCAAGCAACCACTAATGTTAAGTATAAGTACAGCCGGATTTAGCAAAGCGTCATTTCTTTATCAGCTTGTGGAACACGGTGAGCGTATCAACTCTGGTGTTATACAGGACGATACTTTCTATGCCAAGATTTATGGATTAAAAGAAGGACAAGACTGGACCAGTGAGGAGACGTGGAAAGAATGTAATCCATCACTAGGTCACACCGTAAGCATGGATTTCTTTAAGTCTGAATTTAATAGAGCCAAAGAGTTTCCCCGGTTTGAAATGGCATTCAAGACATTATATCTAAATGCGTGGCTGGACAGTGAGAAAGGTTGGATTGGTGATGGGCAATGGATGGAGTGTGGCACTGTTATAAAGATAGAAGATTTCAAGGGAGATACTTGTTATGCTGGTTTAGATTTGAGCAGTACAGTTGACTTAACTGCATTATCATTAGTATTTTATAAGAACGAAAAGTTTTATGTGTTCGTGCATTGCTTCTGCCCCGAGGAAAATATAAAGATACGAAGTAGAAAAGATAAAGTGCCTTATGAGTTGTGGGCCAAGGAAGGCTGGCTAACTGCTACACCGGGCAATTGTACAGATTATGATTATGTATTAAAGCATCTGACCGATATTTCAAAAGATTATAATATAGCGTCCGTTGCAATCGACCGCTGGAATTCAAGCTATCTCAGTACTAAATTAATAGAACAAGGATTTGCGGTTATAAATTTCGGGCAGGGATTTGCAAGCATGGCAAGTCCAGTACGTGCAATGGAGCGATTGGTGTTAGCTAAGGGGTTTATACACGACAAGAACCCAGTATTGCGCTGGGCAATGAGCAATGTTATATTGAAAATTGATGCCGCCGGTAATGCCAAGGCAGACAAAGCCAAGAGTAGAGAACGTATTGACCCTGTAATTGCTTCACTAATGGCACTAGAAGAGGCGTCGAAGAATGCATTTGAGGCTGGAGCTACCAATATATCGTGGGTATGACCAGCGTTTTTTCAACTTCAATAATACTTATTACTATATAATATGGACTTCTTTTCATTTTTAAAGCCCAAGGTTAAGACCGCTACGGAACAACCAGTAGAAGAAGCACGCAGCACTACGACTGGTGGTGTAACAGTTTCCAATTGGGATAGTGCTTTCAGTGTTGGTAAGAATATAGATAAAATTTCTGTAGTTTACGGATGTGTTACATTGCGTTCAAATACTATAGCAAGTCTTCCAATTACATTAAATAAAAAACTGGATAAGGGACATGAACCAGCGGTAGATCATCCATACTATAATATAATCACCAAGTCTCCAAATCCATTCATGACCAATTTTACATTTTGGTCGTGGGCTGTGACACAGTTAGATTTATTTGGAAATGTTTATATACAGCGCATTAGACGCAATGATGGACTAACTGCCGAGTTGGTGCCGCTCAATCCGTATTCTGTAGAAATCAATATAGATGCCAATGGCTCGCCAACATACAAAATGTTGCTGACGCTGAATGATGGTACGTCGGTAATGAAGGATTTCACCAACGACCAAATCATTCATATCAAAGGATACACGCGCAATGGTATCTACGGAATGAGTGTTATAGAAACCTTCCGCACTTTATTTGATGGCTACTCCGAATTAGAAAGTGCCGGTACTGCTATTGCAAAGAACGCGGCACGTCCAAGTGGTATTATATATCACCCCGGCAATCTTAAAGAAGAAGAGTTGAATAAATTGAAATCTGGTTGGGCCGCTGGTTTCAGTGGAAATAATAGCGGACGCACAGCCTTCTTACCAAACACTTTAAAGAGTGAGGCAATCAACAGCGGTCTAACTGCCCAAGAAGCTGAGTATGTTAGCCAAAAACAATTTAGTGCACAACGTATTGTCGCAGACATTTTTGGATGCCCACTACATCGCTTTGGTTTAACTGGTTCGCCGACATATGCCAGCGTTGAATTGAACAGCTTGGAGTTCGTAAACTGGACCTTGGCTCCAATTATAGCAAATATTGAACAGACTTTAAATAAGGCGTTGCTAGAAGATAGCGACGAATATTATATTAACTTCAATGTATCTGGTCTGTTGCGCGGTGACATCAAGACTAGAATTGAGTGGTATAGATTCGCTATGGCCAATGGTGTAATGACTTCTAATCAGGTGAACGAGGCAGAAGATACGGGTGTATATGTTGATCCTAAAGACGGTGGTGATGATTATCTACGTCCAGTAAACTATATGGCAGTGGGTAAACCCGCGGCAAATACGCAAGTTAGTGGTTCAATTTCTCCACCGGCGTTATAATTATACATAATGAATAATACTTTAGAATATCGCGCCTTCGGCATGGAAGACGTAAAGGTTGATAAAGAAAAGAAAACCATCGTAGGACGTGCTGTAGTTTATAATAGCATGAGCGGTGAATTGCGCACTGTTTCTGGTGATACGTTTCGTGAAATTATTCTACCGGGAGCACTCGTGGAGAGTTTAAAAAATAATGATATTCTGGCTTTTAAAGAACACGATCCCGCTATGTTGCTTGGGCGTAGTTCTGCTGGAACGTTGCGCATGATGGATAAAGAAGATGGATTGTATGTTGAAATAGATTTA